AGTTTTCAATATTTTAGCGCAACCAAATGTAAGAGCATCGGTGTCGTCAGTTACTGTGTAATCCACTAACCCATTTTTTTGTAAAAAGGCGCAATATTTTTCAGCATCTTCGGGTGCAGTACAATAAGGAATTCCAGATTTTTCTAAAAGTTCTTTGCATTCTGTTATGTGAGATTTTTTAATTCTGACTATTTGAGATGACAATCGTTCTATTTCTTCATTTATAACCGTTTTATCTTCCGGAGTCTCTGCATCACCTTCTAAATTTTTTAATTCTTCAATTTTTACATAAAGTTTTTCCTTGCTGTCATGTCTTTTTTGTATAGTATTTTTTTTTGCGTCAGGCGGATTTCCGTCAAATACGAAAACAGGAAGAATTCCGTTTGACATGTAATATTTAATACGGTTAACTATTCCAACTAAATGTGAATTTTCAACTTTTGAAGCATATTTAAATTTATAAAGAAGAATACTACAATCCACTGCAAAAACCGAACCAGAGTATTTTTTAATGTCCGTTACAACTTCGGCATCTTGAGAATATCTCTTGATGATATTGTTAAGGCCGCGGATGCCCATTCTGTTACTTATTGTATAAAATAATCTTTTAAATCTTATTTTTTTTAGCAATTACTTAAAAATCTTTAATACTATATCCTACAATTACTATATCGTTATTGAATTTAGAAACGTTTTCACATTTAGATTTAGACGCGTTTTCACATTTAGATTTGGACACGTTTTCACATTTATTGTCTTTTGTAACATTTGTGTCTTTAATACTGTATTCTGATAATATTATGTCCTGTTCATAATTCACATTCTTCGATTTACATTTACACATCGTTTTACATTTACATTTACACATCGATTTACATTTACACTTTTCGAAATTTTCATCTGTTAGGTCTAATATCACTTTTGGTACTGGAAATTTAGGATGAGTTTTTATGTTGTTAAGTCTATAAAATTCAATTTCTTTCCAAAAATCTTCCAATTTTTTCAAATTTTCAGTTAACCAATTTTCATCTCTATTAACTCTAACTATGTTAATTTCATTTGGTGGTCTATATTCTATAAAATCGGCAAGTTCTAAATCACATATAAACATGTTCAATTGAACTTGGGGAAAATAATAATCAGGAATTTCGCCGTGTTTTATAACGCGTCTGTAAGGACATTTAACTTCTAACAAAATTGGTTTAGCATTGGTATCTGAAGACAAAGCAATTCCGTCTGGAGAACCTGCTAACCAATAATAATCCTTGTTGTTATAAACGTCTTCATGTGCTATAAGACCAAAATTATAGTTGGTTTGTCCTGTAATTTTACAATATTTTTCAATTGCTTCGTTTTCATACTTCTGACCATGCAAAGTTGCGACATTTCCTATAAATGGATTTAAATCATGCCCACATTTTTTAAAAAGAACTTCGTGTGCTTTTTGATATGGATTGATTCCTAAAGCAGTTGCTGCATCGGAACTAGTTAATTTATTTTCTCGCTGTTTGAACCACTCTGGAGATCTTTGTTCGTATTGGGGTATTTTAAGTAGTTTCTCTATTTTTTCCATAAATTACATATTTTTATATATTAAAAAGTTTTAAATCATATTATTTAATTTTTTTAACTGAAACAGTTGGTGTATTTTTTTTCTTCATTTGTTTTTTGTCGTATTCGGGCACCTCTTTTGCTTTTTTTTCGTCGTAATTTTTTTTACAAAATTTCCATAGTTCTTTTGTTCCTATTTTGAAATCTCTACTTGGTTTTGCCCTATACCAAAATACACAATCTTTAATGTCGTTACTTTTTGATGTGTTGTCTAGAACTAGACAATCATATCCTTCTGTGCAACTATTTAGAACATCTTGAAAAACGCTGAAATGTGGAAAAATTCCAAAAAAATTTTTATATATTTTCTCTTGATTTTGAATGATATTTTCTCTGAGAATAAATACATAATCTATATTAGATCTCAAATCTGGAGGTAAATCCATACAATATTGCATAGTTAACATAAAAGATATTCGCCAATGCCGTCCGTTCATAAATATTCCTCTAATATTAACGTCTCTAATCATTCTTTTGTCGTACATGCAATCGTCTAAAAGAACAAATACGTCACCATCTGGTGTCTTAGTTTCGGAATTTATAACTTTTTTTTGTCGTGTTATAACTTGTTGAATTATTTCTGGTTTATATTCGGAATGAATTAATATTTCCGGAATAAATTTTGAATAATATGCGTTACCATCCTCGGTTGCAGATATTGCAACCCCTGCCTTGATGCGACGCATGTAGTATAATATATCGGCAACTAGCGTACTTTTTCCAGTGCCACGTTTTCCTATAAATACGATTGTGGGTGGTCCGGCACCTTTAGTTCTTCTATTTTCAATACTTCTAGGTTTAAATTTTGATAAACTGATAGACATTATTAAATTAATAATATTTTTAAAAAGAAATTGCTCCACGAAATTTATTCATTATTAATAGATGAACCAAAAAAGTTTGAAGTTAAAAGATTATCGGGTTCTAGAGTGTAATATGAAATTAATATGCTAATCAGTATTCCTGAAACCCCAGAACCAAAAATTATACTTTGTTTGTATTTTTCTTCTTGGTCTAATTTGGTTAATAAAAAGTAAATCACCACGCTCGAAAATGCAATTATTATAAGATGGGTCAAATCTAATGTATAAAAATCTAATAGAGTCATATTGTTAAAATGTAATATATAAAATAAAGAACCAAATTAAACTAAATAATTAAATTTAAATACATTTATAAATTATAAATAAATGGGCGTAACTATTAACGACCTCAAAACATTTTATGATATATTTAATCTAAATCACGGAGAAACGACCGTATTTTTTAAATTTGGCACAGACTGGTGTATTCCTTGCACCGAACTTGATAAAATTTTGGTAACTATTCCAAATTCAGTTATTTATTATATTTCTGTTGACAACGTAAATTTTGAGTCCTATTTGATAGAAAATCACATTTACACAATTCCGCATACAATAATTAAATACGGAGAAAAAACTAAAAAAGCAATTGGCATAACTACAGTCACTCAAATTGAAAAATACATTGAAGAACTAAAAAAGTAATTAAATAAAGTAATTAAATATTGCTAAAAAAAAAATAGTTTAAAAAAATACTAAATAAACTACTAGGCAACCATGACAGAAAATTACAAAAAATATACGCAAATAGAGCATATTCTTGCTAGACCTGGGATGTACATCGGGGATACAAAATGTACTACAAGTGAATGTTGGGTAGTAGATCTTGAAACTAATATGGCAGTGTTTAAGATGTGCAAATGGAATCCTGGAATTTTTAAAATATTCGACGAAATTCTTGTAAATGCAGTAGATGAAGTTCAAAGAAATAAGTCTGTAAAATGCATTAAAATTGAAATTAACGATAAATTTGTCTCGATTTACAACGACTCCGGAATACCAATTGAAACTCACCCAGAATACAATATTTACATTCCTGAACTTATATTTGCTAATTTACTAACTTCAAGTAATTACGACGACTCTGTGAAAAGGACTACCGGAGGTCTAAACGGTCTTGGTGCAAAACTAACTGCTATATTTTCAAAAACTTTTACAGTAGAAACAGCAAAGGCAGGTAAGAAATATGTCCAAACATATGAAAAAAATTTAAGCATTATCGGAAAACCCGTGATTACAACTTCGTCTAAAGAATACACAAAAATTACCTTTTATCCTGATTTTGAAAAATTTGGCGTTGAGTGTATATCAGATAATACACTTGACATCTTAATAAAGAGAGTGTTCGACATTTGCGCAATAACTCCGAAGACTGTAGAAATATTTCTAAATGGTAAAAAATTGCCAATTAAAAATTTTTCGGACTACATTTCTGTTTACATCGGAAATCTCAAATCAAGTCCTAGAGTAATTCAAGAAAATGAAAGATGGAAGGTTTCTATATCTGCATCGCAAAATGGATTCCAATGCATATCTTTTGTCAATGGAATATGCACTTCAGATGGTGGAA